TTTTTAATCAAATTTGATATTCTAGTGTCTCTTGAGTTTGCCATATCTAAAAGGTCTTTTGTATTAAACGTTCTATCCTCTACTAATAAAGGAAACTCTTTTATTAAGGTCTTAACACCGATTCCTCTTACACCAGGTATCTCATCTGATTTATCTCCATCTATTACCCTACAAGTTAACACATTTTGCGGGTAAACTCCAAACTCTTTTTTCACTAATTCTCTATCATATAGTATTTTTTTAGTGGGTGAATAAAGTTTTACTCTGTCATCTACTAGCTGATAGAAATCTTTGTCTGAAGACATTATGGTAAACTTACTATCTTTAAGGACAACACCAGGAATGTAACTCATTATATCGTCTGCTTCTAAATTATCAATAGATATAATGGTTAGTGGAAGACATTCTAAATATTCAACTAATCTCTTAAGTTGCATTCCCATACTCTCTCGTTCATTGTGTGGACCTCCACCCCAATCTACAAGACGATTTAGTCTACTTCTAACTTTACGACCAGCTTTATATTGTGGATATATCTTTTGTCGTGGTTTGGAAGAGTTCTTACCGTCAAACACAATAATACAACGAGTTGGTTTAAACTTGTTAATTGTGTATCTTATCGATTTTAAAAACCCCACCAAACCACCAACATGAGCACCATCTTCGTTTAAAGAAGGATTGACGCTGAAACTACGAATAAATGTATTGAAACCATCGACCAATAGAACATGGTCGTTTAAATTCTTAGTTTCAGGATTTATGTCAATCTCTTCTTTATACTCATAGAATCTTTTATTTAATAGATTCTTATTGGTACTACTCATCGGCAAACTCTGCCTCTGTTGTTACATCATCAATACCAAGTTGAGCAGAGTCATACTTTAGTATGATTTTTTCACAGATAGAGTCATAGATGTATTCTTGAGTTTCGACATCGGATATAAGAGCACCGAAGTCTTTGGATTGGAACTTATGTTCTTTTCCATTCTGGTCAACGAAAGTATACCAAGCACCAGCTTGTTTTACCAACTTGTGGTCTTTCATTACAGTTAACCAACTCCCATAATCATCAATACCTTTATCAAAGAAAAGTGGAAACTCAGCACTTCTCAAAGGTGGACCTAATCGGTTCTTGATTACTTGAGCTCTTATCTTAATACCAATTGTGTCTTTTTTGGTATCTTTTATTTGTCCCATATTCTTTAATCGAATACGAGTCGAGGCATGAAAAGGAAGAGCCTTACCACCAGAAGTAGTCCAAGGATCTCCAAACATCACACCTAATTTTTGTCTTAACTGATTGGTAAAAATTAAACAAACTTTTTGACGAGCAATCATTTGTGTAATCTTTCTCATAGCTTTAGACAGAACGATGGCTTTACTTGTAGCCCAACCATCTTTATCAAAGTCAGCATCCATCTCTACCTTAGTAGAAGCAGCAGCCAAACTATCAACTAATATAGTAACTAACTTATCTTTACTTGATTCTCTGATTTTTGTAATAATCGTTTCTATAGTATCGAATATATCTTCAACTGTTTCCAAATGAACATATAACATACTATCAGTATCGATTCCAATTGCCTGTAGAAATTCAGCTGAAACAGCAGACTCTGTATCTATATAAACAGCGAGTCCACCTTTCTTTTGTGTGGAAGCAAGGGCGTGAGCACCAATAAGTGATTTACCACTTCCCTCTAATCCATTTATTTCTGTAATTCTACCAGCAGCTAAACCACCATGTGGTTTGTTTGATACTGCCAAATCTAACAACGTTGAACCTGTACCAACCCAATCTGTCACATCAGTTGGTGTATCTTGAACACCATCCAAAAAGTAAGCAACTTGATTTGACTTGAATTGTTTGTTTAGTTCACCCGCAATTATATCTGCTAATTCATCTCTATTAGACATTTATTTCTCCCAAATAAGACGAGTAGGGGCGGAAAAGGAGGAAACCACCCCCACTCTAACCGTATGTACGGCTTTATGAATTAAATAACTTATCGAAGTCATCTTCTACATTAGAAGACGCTTCCGTTGTTACCATTTCTGGTTCTGATTTAGTTTCTGTTTCACCAGCATCACTATTACTATCAGAAGGATTCAGAAAGTTAGAAAGATGACTCTTTAACTCATCAAAAGTTGGTTCTTGATACAACTCTTTGAGTTCAGGTTGTTCTTCTAACAATTTGGTAAGTAAGTTAGAATCATCAGAAAGTGCAGTAACATTTGGTTTGACACGAATAGTAGTCTTACCATATTGGTTACCAGCTTCAGCAGGTGTTTGTCTTTCAACAACGATATCACGACCTGTAGTAGAGTCGGATATATCACCATAATCTGGATCTGCTATTATACCAAGAAGTTCTTGATATACAGTTTTTCCAAATCCCCAAAACTTAACACCCTCAGATTCTTCACCTCGAACAACGACAGGAACAAAAGTTCTCATCTTTGGTTCGATTCTTTTACCTTGAATCCATTCATCTTTGTTGCCAGTTGATTTCAACTTATCAGCAAATTGTTGAACAGGATCAGGACGACCATATGATTGTGGCGACAGAACGGTCTTATTAGGAACTAAACTATAATGAAAAAATAGTTCACTAAAAGGATTGTTCTTGTCGAACTTATAAGGTACTATCCTAATTTGGGATTTTCCAGGTTGAGGTTTCCAAAACGCATTTGTTTGTGTGTTTTGTAACTGATTGAGACGGCTTTTTATAGCATCTAAGTCCATTATGTTTCTCCGTTATGTTTATTTATTATTATTATTGTTACTATTATAAATATTACTTACTAACATTTACTTGTAACCTATTCATATAATATACGAATTTTTTATGATAAAGTCAAGATATTTTTTTAAGTATCTGGTCAACTTTGTTTTCTAAAGTGTCTAACCTACTCTCTATTGTAGTAGGTTTAGTTCTATGTGCCATGAATTGCTTGTAAACCATATCTATCATTTTTTCTTTGTCTATTACATTTGTAGGAAGATGTTTGTCATTTTCCTTATACCATAATATAACACTTTTTTTCCAATTATCAAAGTCTTTTCCTGAACTATTTTCGATTTGAAAATGTGGAAGTGGCGTTAATGGTACTTTTGTACTTATTGGTTCTGCTCGTAAGAATTTCTGAATATCTTTCTTATCTTTATAACCCAAAAGAGTTGTTCCTATGTTTGAGTTGTACATAAGTGGAACAACATTTTGTAGCTTATTCATGCGAACTATGCTATCATATGTTACTTTAAATTTTTCTTCATCAATAGAACAAATCTGAATCTTCTGTTCATCATTTAATGTTTTGTTTATTTCATCTATTGATGGTTTCATTTTCTGACACCAGACACATCCACTTCTGGTGAAAAAATATATTGGTGATGCCATTATAACTCTATTATTTTTAATATCCTTGTTGGTATTTTCTGTAAACCCTCTTTATTCGATATTAGAATCATATTCTTATATGTGTCCCATTCGACTTGATAGTTAGTATCCAACACTCCGTTGTTTATTAACTTTATTAGTTCGTTTAGGGCGTTTATCGTATAAAGTGTATTTGTAATTTTCTTACGATGTAAAGAAATGGTATTCTGTACAGCGTTAAAATCTATCTCATCGTTTTGATTAACATTATAGGTACAAATCAGTTCTTTTGGTTTGTCCTCGTTTTGTAGTACATAAATCTTTTCAAATACGACCTTGAAGTTCTTCGTGATGTCACGAATAGATTGCTCAAGATTATGTTGTGTTGTGAATGTACATAATAGTTGTGTTCTCATTATTCTTCTTCCATCCCTTTAGCGTCACGCTCATCTTTTTCTTTTTTTAATTCATCTGATAATTTTTTCTGTTGTTCAGGAGTCCATTTATCAGTATCAAACGAACCAACTTTTAAAGCTAAAGCCATAAATGATGTTTGTCCTAATTCCATTACAGGAGAAGTACCAAGGCCTCTTGCCCTACCACTTAAATAAAATAATGGATATTTCATTTCATTCTCATGTTTAAATAGTATTTCGCCAGATTCATAGTTTATTTCTATCTTCTTAGCCATTATCTCTTCTAATTCTTTTGGTTCTCTATCACCATTTCTTACTTCTTGTAAATTTTCAGCCAAAATCTGTTGAAATTCTGAACCAAATAGATCTATAATAGATTCCTCATCTAATGAAGCACCATCAGGTGGAATACCATACATAGTAATAAAACCATCTACACCACCCTTTTTTAAATCCCCATTTAATCCAAGAGCATCAAAAACATGCATTGATTTTAATACATGTCTGTTCATACCATTCTTAGCAGCCTCTGATGAGTTCAATACGGCAAATGTTTTGTCTGTTAAGGTACTATCGGATTGTCTTATAATTTGTTCTTTTTCTTTATTCTTTACACTTAAAAGCCTAGCAATAGCTTTCATTTGATTTTCACTAAGAGTTTCATTTTCAGAGTTTTGTAACAGGTTTTCAGCATTATTTAATTCTTTAATATATTTATCACTCAAACCTGATTTTTTACGTTCTTCAGAAGTTAATTCTTTTGTCATTTTGATAATATCTTCAGAAGCATAATCTCGCGTAACTTCTTTATATTTAGTTGACCTATCTTTTTTAAAACCATCAATTGACATGGCTTCTGATAAAGCTTCGTGTTCTTCTGGTGGCATTACATCTTTTAGTTTATCAAGTAATAAACCCGATTGTTTAGCCCAGCCACCATTATTTAAAAATACACTTCCATCTTGTTTTAAAGATACACCTATATTTTTACCATCGTTAGTTCTAACAAACATATCAGATGATGTTTTTAACTTAGGATCAACACCGATAGCAGTTCTACCCTCAGGTGTATCCCAAGCAACATCTTTAATATCATCAACACCTATTTTTTCATTTATCATTTTTAAAGTTGATATTGAAGCCTTTACCCATTTTGCATTTAAGTAAGTATCTTTATCATTAGCTATTTCCATCAATTCTTGTTCAATTTTATCAAATGATTTACCCCCTTGTAACATACGAAGACCAGTATGAACAGCAGCTTCTCCAGCTCTTGAAGTATCAGTACCTAAACCAACTCCTTCCCTACCACCACTTTTTTTATCTATTTTAGATTGAGCCTTTGTATATCTTAAAGCTTCTTCTACTGTTTTATGATCTGATGCTATTAATTCTTCTTTTGATTTAGGTTTTTCTTTTTCTTCTCCATCAATATCATTGTCTTTCTTACTCGTAAGGCCTTTTTCAATATGTGTATCAGTAGATAATTCATCACCACCTAATTTTGTAGTTGGTTTTTCTTTTTCTTTAGAACCACTTTCTTTATTTCTTAGTTTCTCAGCTTCAATACGAGCTGGATGATCTTTATCTCTGTTTATGGCACTCTTGTAAGTAGTCTCCATGTCCTTATCATTACCTTTAGGATCTTTTATTTTATACTTTATTACAGTATCATCCTCTACTTTTTCTAATGCCAAAATAACATTATCTGCAACTTGTCTATCTATACCATTTGCTAAACAAACTTCTTTTAATAAAACGAGGTGATATGCATTACCAGGATTTGGTACACCATTTGGGACAATTCGTCTCCATTCTATAAAAAGCTTTCCTAAATCAAAACTCATAATTCTTTAATGTCCCGTATGTGTTACCAACTTTGCTATGAATAATAAAGTCGTCTTTTTGTAATATCTTTTGGATATCATGTATTGTTTCCTTACCATCTTCCTTTGAATAGTCAAATAAAAAACTATCGTAATTGTAATGAACTATATTTGTTTTCCTCTCTAATAAATATGTGTGTAATTTATTTAAAATAGTAACATTCCGTTCAGTTTCATAGGCTTGTATGTAGTAGTTAAATAACTTTTGAGCATTTAGATCACCTAAATTATCTCTTTTCATTGGTCGTTTATAAATATGTGTTAAGATTCTATTCCGAGTCATATATTCGTCATAAAATACTTTAACTAAGTCCTCTACACCTCTGAAAAACTCACTCATCTTAGCAATATTTTTTCTGACACCACCATATAAGTTTTGGAATGTTATTGTCTTTGCTTCTGACTCTGTTACACCTAAATCATCTGCTAACTTACCATAAACTGACGAGTTACCAAAGTCATAATCGGTTAATTTAGCAATCAACCTTGGGTGATAAGACTCAAAGTCAAATTCTACGAATACATCGTTAAGTGGAGAGAATGCTTTCCTCTGTTCTTGTGTAAGAGCAGCAAAGTTAAGATTGTGGATAGAGTTGGAAGGTCTTGATGTGGTTGTGAAAAAGTTGTAGTTCTGATATATCTTCTTTTTGTGAATATACTTTAACATATGGTCACCGAATATCTTTGTGAAGTCTGAATTGACTCCGATACCATTTAACTCTAGCTCACCAAAGGCTTTTACAAAATCTTTATGAAACTTCTCAAAATGTTCTCCGTATGATTGTTCATATTTTGGTACTTCTTCACATAGCTGTTCTATCATCTTATCCAACGGATAATAATATGTGAAATCATCTTGGTCGTAAAAATTATCCCATTGTATGTGGTTGAGTGGTTTGTTTAACAACCAATAGTTTAGAATGTCAGCACAATATGTTGGGCGACCACTAAAAGAATAAGCATAAGACGACTTCCAATCATCAATCAACATTCCCTCGTCTGCTGGATAATCTATATCTTTAGTTATCTTCTCATAGTGATTAGCGTAAACTAACTTGTTTTCTATCACATCATACATCAGGACTATACTATTTAGGGGATGAGACTTAGACCAGTTAGGTTTAGTAATAACCAATTTAATCATATCTTAAGTTACACAGGATATGTAACAAAGTCAAGTATTATTTTCCTTCTTCTTTCTCTTTTTGAAGTTCTTCTATTTCACTTGATTTTAATGTTCTCGGTATTTGTCTATAATAATCGATTAGTTTATCTCTAAAAGCACTAATATCACCCTTAACAAACCACTTTGGAACTGTTATTCTTCGTATATTCATTGGCAAGTTAAGACCTGGTGGTGATTTTATTTCTACTGCATAAAATTCTGTAGGTTCTGGTGAACCTAATGCTGTTGTTTTAATTCTCATTCTTCGTATTATAGGTGCTCTTTTAAAGTTTACATCATATTTTTTACCATTTTTTAATACAGCACCATCAGTAACAGCACCGACTTCAACATTTTCTCCCAGTCTCTTTTTGAAATCTTTATACCAATCTTTTTTAGTCTGGTCTTTCATATACTTAACTGCCACCTCTCGGTCATCAT